CTAGACATCTTTTTTACTTCCTCAATCGTCCCTGTCAAATCGTTGAAGAGGGTTATCCCGTAATATACTGCGCCACCTATTGGCACTAGCACGGATAAGATAATCCCTAGAATCATTTGAGACGATAAAGTCAATGAATATGTTTTGTTGTCGCTCATAATCTTGTTCCTGTATAAGTTTAATCGATTCCTGAATTTGTTGTTGTTGCATGTTATAACCTGAGTTTAGAAGTTGCATAGATAATACAATTCCAAAGCCTGGTACTAAATCTTTTCCCTTCGGTACAACTATAGCTTTAATTTCTTCTTTTTTATCTGTACCCGACGTCGTCGTAGTACTTTGTTTTTCTGTTGTTACCTGAGAGCTTGTTACTGTAGCTACAGAAGTAGTCGGCGTCTCTGTCGTTGTCAATGCAGTCGTGTCCTGAACAATTACAGGTTCGGGTTGAATGATTGGTACAGTAGTGACTTGATTGATCACACTGTTTGGATTCAACGGACTTATTGGGCTCACAGGGCTCGCTACATTGTTTACGTTGGTCGCTGTCATCTTGCAAGTATTGAGTAATTCCGACCATGCAGTCCAAGTTGGCGTACCATACGGATCTGAGCAAATCGAAGTTCTTTGTTCTTGTAACAAACCTTCTAACCCACTTGAGCATGCTAACTGCCTTGTTTCAGTAGACTCAATACATGTTGGCGGATCTTGCACGCAATTGTCGCTAGTTGTGTACCAATCCAACCAAGCGTTCGCAGAACAAGTAAAAGACCTGCTCTGATTAATAGCTCCACTATAATGAATCGGGCACGACAAAGACCTATACTCAACTTGATCTTGGCAAACAGGAACTTGATAGATTGAGCAATATGGGTCATTAGGTCTGTACCAAGAACAGTAATGTTGTTGTAAAGCTTCTTGAGGGTCGATACCATTGCACACCATAGATCCCTGAAGATACCACCCATCTTCTGTATTTTGGAAATTGCAAGACCAAGCATATGCGTTATTCCTTAGTATTAGGAGGAGTAGGAAGAGTGTAATTCTGACCATATAGCTTTCTAAACTTCTCAGGATCTTTTTCATACCAAGCCTTCTTGGCTGTATAACCTACAGCACCACCCATAGGACAAGGTGAACCACTCATCTCCATAGCATCCCATACTTTAGGATCTTGGCATAGCACCGATACGGCAGCTACTTTAAGTCCTAAATCATTTAATGTTTTTGCTAATTTAATTTTTACACAGTTTTCCTCAAGTAATACAGTACCACCGGATAAAGATATAAACCCTAAATTACCCGCTGCACTTATAGGTACTGCACAAACATCTTGTGAAAACGCAGACATACTAGGTGCCATAGCACTTGGAACAGGCATACCTTTTTGGTTAATAGTAGTTGTCTCTGCCCATGTATGCAATGTGCATCCCATTAAGCCAATAAACAACAATAAAGCAATAATCTTTTTCATTTTAAAACAATGCTAAGTAATAAAAGAATAATGGCACCCGCAGATGCCATTAAAATGCTTTCTAATCTTTTTAGTCTTGCGTTAATAGCTTCGTATCTTAAAGCACAAACTTCTTCATGCGTGCTTAAACGCGAATCAACTTGCTCAACCTTATCCATGTCCATCAAATCCCCTGATAGTTTTAGGCGGGTTTTACTTCCTCGCCATCTTTATTTTCCTCAGGTTTTGGTAACTGAGGTTGTGCTTGTTGATGAATTTTTACAATCAGATTCCATGCACCTGTCTTGCTTGGTAATTCACCTAACCCTGCTAATACTTGATTAGTTTCGTCAATTGTTAATTCTAATTTAATGTCTGCCATTTTTACTCTCCTTTAAAAATTATTCATATAATGTGTACCAACCTGTTGCTATATATTTATCGCAAGAATACACAGGATTACCTCTGTGGGTATGGGTAAAAGAAGCGGGGAAAATAGAAACTGTTCCTGCTTTTGGTTGCACCCTTAAACCTTGCCATAAAAATTCTGTTTCACCTTCTCCGTTTGGTATGTCATTTAGATATATTGTCCAAGCAAGAACTCTACTATGATCGTCTTTTTTATGACCTTGTTCACAATGCCAAACATGATAACCACCTCTTGGCGGGGTTCTTTGTAGCTTAACGATTAATGATGTGGCTTGTAATTGTTTTATTATCCAAAATTCTTCTGAATATAATGCGACACATTTATCTAGCGCATCATTAACTATAGTAACTATTTCATTTGATTTGTCTAAAGATAAATAAAGTTTTTGATAGTCATATCTTCCCATTTTTTGTTTGTCAAATTGAGTATCTCCATACTTGTCAACTTTATCATTTAAGTCACATTCAAACAATTCAATAACATTTTTACAAGTATCTTCACTTAAAACATTCTCATAAATACCTATAAATTGATTATGCGTTACTTTTATGTCACTCATTTATATAAACCAAGTAATAATTGAATATCTTGTACCTTGTGTCACGGGCATCACTTCGTGAGGATACATAAAATTAGATGGAAACATTAATGCGTCTCCTTTTTCTAATTTGTATACTAATGCTCTGTCAAAAAATGCAAACTCCCCTCCTTCAAAATCATTATTTAATATAAACGAACAAGATACGGATCTTGGTCTAGCTTTAAATGAATCCGTATGCTCTTTATAAAAACAGCCTTCAGGATATTTTAATAGTTCGTATCCACTATCTTCCTCAATTTTGCAATGTGGAAATTTAGTATTATATTCTTGTATGCATTTTGAAGCAGAAAGAAAGATATATTTATCTAACTTTAATCTAACTTTTTTATTTTTTTGTATGACGTGTGGATAAGATATAACTACAGTTTCACAGTTTCTTACGTCTTTTTTTACTGTTCCTGTACCAACAACAGTATCTTTCCATTCATCACTATTTTTAAATTCATTAAGTATCGCATTACATAGTGGGTCAGTTAACGCGTTTTTAATAACCACTATGTACTCATTTAAATTATTTTTCATGTAATATATTTTTTACTTTATCTAATTTTATAAGTGCGCCAAATGAAAATATAATTCTTTCTCCATCTTGTATAGGAGTAGAGCTATGTTTTTCTAAACTTGCTAGGCACAACCACAAATCATTAACTTCAACATTAAATTCTTCGCCATCAATTATAGGATTTCCGCCTACATTTGGCTTTTTAATCATTAAATTACATCTAGTATGAACATAACCACTAGGCGCTTGGTCGGTATGTTCATGTACATAAGCACCATCTAAATAATGATTGCCTATTAAGTTTTTAAAAATAGGTTCAATTTTATCAGGTGTTAAATTAAATTCTTGAAATGCTTCATTCCAAAAAGACGCTTCGTCTTGTGTAGAAAATCTTCTTCCGCGACCAATAGTATTTTCCTGATAATTAATATCATTTAAACTAATTTGAGAAGCATATTTCCAATTTTTAACAACTCTAGGAATTAATAATTTCATATACTAATAGTAGGTATTTGTCCTTTCTCTAATGTTGGTGGTTGTTGTTTTAATTGATCAAAAACCGCCCAATATTTAGATCCCTCTGCCCTTACATAATGTAAAAAAAGTTGTACATGTTCTTGCCCTTGGTATGCATTTCTCCAATGGTCTGCTATTTCACCTAGATACATAACAGCATCACCTTGATTTAATTCTAATGAAATTTCTTCTTGATTAGGTTTTTGAAACCATATAGGCCATTCATTATCTTTTTTTAAATTTAATGTAATGCTAATTTCGCACGCGGGTCGATCTCTATGCCTATTTAAAACTTCACCATGGGTATAAATTCTTGCGTATGTGTATGTAGGCAACACATCTTCTTCTAATAATGCAGATACATCATTTATTTTTTTAACAAGCAGTTTTACAAAAGGTAAATAGTTATATACAGATAACGAATTTGGAGCCTGAGGATCACCTGCCATCATTATGTTATGAGGCAATTTACTATATTCAATTAATTGACTAGCTAAACTATTTGCTTCTTCTTTTGATATAAAATTAGGTACATGTAAATAATTATTATTTATTAACTGCTGATTCATTTTTTATTTTGTCCAATAATTTCATCACAAGAGGTATGTTTATAATTCATTCTTATATTAGGGTCACAACCTGTTAAATCATCAGTTATGGCTTGCATATTAATGCCTTCAGGCACCATGCTTGGATCAACAATATCATCTACATCTTCACCAATTCTTAAAGCGTGTATACAGTACGCTACAGTATTATCTTCTAACGCTGTTAGTTCATGCATTTTTTCAGCTTTGATATATATCATTTGTGGCGCTGTAAAGATAGACTCTTTGCCGTCAACTACTATTTTTAATTTTCCATTTGCTAGTAATGTTAGATGATCAAAGGAATGTGTATGACCGTGTTCTACATCGCCTGCTTTTTCAAAATGCATTTGCCTAGAAAAAAGGTTAGCAACACACCCTATGTTTACGTTTAATGCCATTTTCTCTCTCCATGAGTTATTTTTTTAAACAGTATTCCAAACTTCTTGTGGCAATGTTGGCCATGTAATATCTCCTGCCACAGGATTAATTGCATATTGTCTAACAGCATTTCTATAACTTAAAAAATCATTTACGTTAGATAAATATGGGTTGCTCTTTGTGGAATCACTTACATCGGGAATTGTTGTCCAATCAGTTTGTTGTAATAATCCTACAGCGGTCGCTTTATTTTCTTCTGCTGTTGGAGGGCTTGGTGGAGGTGGCGGAACGGGTGTGTTAGCCACTGTCCATATCGCTAAACAACAATTTACCCAACTTGGTAATTCTGTAATATCCTCGTTTTGTTTATCCCAAAACTCTAGCCAACCTGAAGTTTCTCTCCATTGTAAAGCTCTTATGTTTGATGGTATTCCGCAAGAAGATAAATCAAGGCTATTGTACCCTATTCCATTTTCTATAACAGTTCCATCTACAGGTATAATTGTTAATAACATTTTTTACTCCTCAATTAATTTTGGTTGATTGCTATCTATAGAAGGATAAGCAATTTTTGCGGTTTTTAATAATAATTGTTGGCTGTTTTCGTTAGCTTTGACCATTTCATTTCGGAACGATTCAACAGCCGCGCCTGTTTGTCTTTGTTGTCCTGAGTTCTCAATTAACAACATAGGCATCCAAGCAATTGCACATTGGTATTCATCTACTTGATTGCCTGTGTTTGTATCAGTTCCTTGTACTCTTGTAAACCATGCACATTGCAAACCAACACAATCTTTTTTAATAAGTGGGCAAAAAGTTCCATTCTTTAATTGCATCCTTAATCCTTGGACGCTATGATAAAGTCATAATATTTTACAGCTAGATCAATTGCATTACCTGAGAAGGTACCTGAACCTGAACTGAATGAGAATGGATGGGTATGTGAACCGCCACCGCCTGCAGGGCCTGTAGTACTTGTTGGGGTAAAAGGATTTCGATTTCCATAAGTACCTGGGTTAGCGCCTGTTGGACCATTAGCTTGAGTAAATGCTGTATATGGATGAGTATGGGTTGGTATCTGTGGTGTTGTAAGTGTTGTTGCACCCGCACTACCTGACACAGAGCTAATTGTTACAGAGCCTGTTGGTGTTTGTGATGCAAACGCTGTTGTAAAGTTTACCGAACCGCCATTAACTACTGAGCCTGTTACTATGCGCATAGCGCTATTATCAAGTCCTGCTGTTGTATCTTTTGTCCAACCTGTAGGCGCCGCTGTTTGTTGGAATGACAATCTAGTACCCGCAGGGAATGATGATGTAGCTATCGTTTGGAATGTTGGTAAAGCACTTGCGCCATTAGATGTAAGTACTTGACCACTTGATCCTACTGAAGCAACTGATTGATAAGCGCCTGTAGAAGTTGTACCACCACAAAGTACAGCATATGCTGTTTGTGTTGTAGCGCCTGTTCCGCCGTTACCTACAGGAAGTGTACCTGTGACGTTAGTGGTAAGGCTACAATATGTAGTAGATGCTGAGCCTGTACCACCATTCGCGATAGGTAAAGTTCCTGTAACGTTAGTTGTCAGTGAACAGTATGTAGTGGAAGTAGAGCCTGTACCGCCGTTAGCAATAGCTAATGTTCCTCCTACTGTTACCGCACCTGTAGTTGCAGTGCTTGGTGTTAATCCTGTTGATCCAAAGGTAATAGACGATACGTTAGTGGTTCCTGCGCTAGAAGCTAGTAACTTTACAGTTCCTGCACTGTTTTTAAAATACAGCTTTTCGTCAAGCGTATTAAGCGCTAGTTCTCCTGCAACAAGATCACCCGCGGCAGGGGAAGCCGATGCGGTTGTACTGTAGTAAAGAGATATTGGGGTATAACCTGCTTGTGCCATAATTAAGTCCTTTTATGCGTGAATTTTACCATATTTAAGAAAAAGTTCCACCACTAATGCCACCTGTAATTGCGTTTGTAGCACCATTATAGGTTAAACCTGAATTAGTTAACTGTGGTAAGTTCCCTGTTGTTGCAGTTACAAAAGTTAAGTAATTAGTTGTTGCTGAACCTGTTGTAATTGCAGTATTTGTTGCGTTCGTTGCGTTGGTTGCGTTTGTTGCTGTACCTACAGTTACTGAACTTGGATCTGTATACTGTGGAGCTGATGCACCTGCGGTTAAAATGTATGTTGATGTACCTAAAGATAAGAATGTAGTAGCGCCCGAACCTGAGTTATATGCTAGTGCACCTGCTGAACCACCTGCTAAATTAGTTGCAGTTCCGACAGCTAAAGAAGATTGAGCTGTGTATTGTGGCGCCGTTGCTCCTGCGGTAATAACCGAGCCTGACGAGCCTAAAGCTAAAAATGTAGTTGCTGTAGCTCCTGTTTGGTAAGGGACTGAACCTGCGGCTCCGCCAACTATATTGGTAGCATTGGTCGCGGTGGTTACGGTTGCATTAATCGTATCCCCTGCTTGCAATTCTTCAATTTGCGAGCCACTTAAAACTAATGGATAAAAAGCTGTCATATTCTATTTCCTTAGAAGACTGTTATATTAACATAGGTAACTCCGTCATGGAGCAGGACGGTGAAAAATCCATTTCCGACAGGAATTTGTACGGTTGACCCACTGTGGGTAATAATTGGCACAAAAGTACCCAATGAAGCAAAGTTTGTATTAGTACCATCTGATTTTAGGAAGGTATTAGCTGATTGTGCGGGTAAAAGTGCATTTAAAGCCGCGTTGGCAGTTATTTGACCTGTACCACCGTTTGCTATTGCAACAGGAGTTTCTAAGCTAAATACAGTGCCTAATAAATCAAGACCTGTTCCTGCTGAATAAGTAATAGGAGCGCCAAACTCTGTAAATACAATTGCTGTTGTACCTATAGTGATAGGTAAAGGTGTTTGTTGAACCCATGATGTGTTAGCTAGTGTAGCTCCTGCTGTAACTAAAAAGAAGTCACCTGCATCAATTTGATCAACACCTGATCCTGTAGAGTCAAAGTCAGTTGCTCGAGTAAGCACCCAAGCGGTTGATCCTGAACCTACATTAGTGACTGTATAAACACCGTTATAGGCAGCGTTAGTTTCATCCTTAATAAG